GGTATGGTTTTTCTTGCAAAGCAACACGCAATCGCGTTGTGTGGATTTGTTTAAAAGGCGGTCCACGGAAAAGAACATTTTTATATTAAATTTTGTGATTTTTAAGGCATATACGTGTTAGGGTTCTCGCACATCCACTACATCAGTCCATCAACAGTGGGCGACGAGGTCCTCCGAGATATGATCGGACGTACTCAATCGCAGCATCTTTGATGATTGGCCCAAACGAGTCAGCAGTGGCGCGCATCGTAGCATCCAAAGTGGACGCAATCGAGCCAGCAGCATCTTGAAGGGGGGCATTTGGAGGAGTTGAAGCCGGCATTGCCTGAGTCAAGGCATTGCCCGGCGCTATCATGAGTTCGTAATTCAGTACGACTCGAACCGTCACGACAGCGGTAGCCGACGCTGGGCCGGCTGCCACTTGGATGGCACAACGAGTCCACGGTAAAGTCTCGTCGTTGTTAGCATCAGCGGCGGTGAAGTTGCGAGCTGCGGCACCTAAAGGCCTTGAATGCCAGATCAGTGAGTCAGACGATTTCATAGACAAAGTCTTCATCTCCGACCCGAGCATTAGGTTTGGCATCGTCACCGTAGTACCCAAGACCGCGCCAGTGGCGTAGTCAGACACATAGATCGTGCCATTGGATGAACTCATGCTTGTGTTGGGAGTAATCTCAACACCACAAGACACGAGCCGGTAGGTAGATGCGTTACCCATAAAAGTGCCAAGGGCTGCACCAAAAGTAGTCCATGTTGCGGAAACCACGACGGCATTGGCTGCGCCGGTGCCTGAAGTATAACCATACTGTGCCCCGGGATAAATGCAGCTAAATCCGTAGCCAGCCGCGCCAGTGTCAATGGTGTAAGCAACCTGCCACTGATAACCCAAAGTAGGCTCAGTGGTTCCATCGGGCCACCTCGACCCTTTAGCCGCCGGACAAAAGGGGTCCGACAGGGCGCAAATGTTTTCGACTAGGCGGCCGAAGTTTCTAGGCACACTCTGCTGCTTTGGCTTTCGCTTCTTCTTCTGCTGCATGCCGAAATTAGGGGCCAAGGAATTACCCGCCTGGACCCGACTGTTGGTCTGGCGGTTACCAACCCCACCTTTCGACTGAGCTCGATTAGCGTTTTTCTTCTTCTTTCCTGCCATCTAACTGTAGATGATATGAGATTCCCACGACTAAATACAACCTATAAATACCGTAAGCCAACACACAACAAAGAATGATATACACTTTGTAGGCTTACGCACGTTTGTACAATCACAACGCCACTCCAAAATTTGTCATCAGGCGTCGACCTCACAACAATGGATGAGTTTTGGCCAATGGACGACGACGGGCAATGATTGCACAGCTAGCAACAGCCCCACGAAATCAGCAAGGTCCTGTTTGGTGAGCCCGTACACTTGCTCTACGAACGATAATGTTGAATCGTCGTAATCGTGGCGTTTGGCCATATGGATGGAGTGAGCCTGGGGACGCCCTCCCAGTCTCTTGGCGGCAAGCTGACAAACGCGGGCAAAATACTCGCGCAAGAAGGGAACATGAAAGTTATCTTGTAACTGTCCGAGTGCAGCTGAACGCACGGTTTGCGAGTCTTCGCCGGTCAAAAACCAACCGGCACGTGACAGAACCCGCCCAATCTTGCCGCCAGGTAAGAAACCCTCAGCGGTCGGATAAAACCTACGTGAGCAAAACTCAACGGCTACCAACGTCTTTGTGAAATAACCTTCAGCCGTGATGCCCAGCTTTAAGGCATCATGGTTCGGAAAATCGGGGCGGCGATTCTCACCATTTTGGGCTTCAAGGTAGGCGAGATGTGCTACACTGATGATGCACAACCCGTCGTCCCCGTCAGCAGCGCCAGCCCAATCGCCCCGTTTGTCAGCTTCGAAAGAAAATTCTTGCTGACGCTCGGTGATACAAGTATTGGTGATACTGGTATCAGCACGACCACTCGCCATCTTCGAATCAGGCTGTTTGAAACCAACCCCATGATGGGTGGTCCCCTTAGCGGTACGTGCGGCTTTCAAGATGGGCGCTACGCAATCGGGCAACCTACCAAACCGAAAGTTGACATCATCGGCGGCGCTCGTCGAGTCGCGAGAGACATGTGCGTCATGTCGATTGTTGTCGCAAACCCAAAACACAGCGCCACCAGAGTCACGGTAGGTCACATACCAATGCGTGAACCACGCTCCGAGCTCCTCACCTCCAAGTCCAGGCGGG